TCAGCTATATTTTTGCTGATGACTTTTTGTGATTTACCGGGCTTTAATGGCATAATTACCTCACGAATAGCTGACTGTGACAGCTTGGCCTGTGCCCGGAGTTACAACGATGCCGTAAACCACCGGAAGATTAACAAATACAACACCGACTGTGTTTGGGATAGTGTAAATAGGTCTGGTGGTGGTGCCAGTTGCGGCGGCATCATAGATAGTGCCAACGCTTGACCCTGCGGTTGTGACTGTAACCATGGCCAGACGCCCGGCAGCGCCATTCACAACCGTCGTAGTGGTGATGTTTTGCAGGATTCTTGCACCCTGTACTGACACATAAGTCTGCGCTAGGCCGTTAATGGCCGATGCAATGTTTTTTGCGGTAGTGAGAAGATCGCTTAATGATGCCATGATTTAGAACTTTCCATCCGGTTGAACGCGATAGCGGATGTTCCCAATTCGCCAAAATGAGTCAATGTCGCTACTGCCAAGGCCAATCGACACCAACCTGCCACGAAAGCGTGGAGAAATAAATGTCGTGCCCTGCGTCAATGGATACGGGCCATATGTGGTGGGCGTCTGCCCGGCGTAATCCGCAACGTAGAATGTCAGGTTGACTGTGGCGTTTTGAGATCCGTCGTAATACCCCCATTTCATGTCTGGCCAGACCTGATCGACAAACATTTTTACGTCCGCTTCCGCCATGGCAAAATAACCTGTTTGGAAGCTGGATAGCATGGGCTGACCGTCAGCGTTTTGCGATGTCTCATGCTGGTAAATGTAGCGGCTAGTGGGATCTGCGCCAACGGGCGGCCCAATAACAGACTGATCAACCCAAGCGGATCGGCCAAGCGACCCAAAATCCCAGACCTGTAGGAAGACGTTGTATTTGGCGTATGCGTTGACCTCGCCGCCACTGCTCATGGTCGGATAATACCAAGTAATTTCACCAAAGCGCGAATTTACCCCGACCCTAATTTTTTCTAAATTAGTTTGGTCAAGGTCTTGGAATATGACGTCCCAAATTGGGCACGAAACAGGCTGCACACCCTGACCGGTCATTGAAAAGAATTGCGATGGCCCCATCCAATAAACGGCTCCGTTGATGGATGCTGCGGCTTTTTTAGCAATTAGACCGCAGCCAGAGCCCACCTCGTTGAAGGAATAAACGTATGGCTGCCCGATATACTGCATCGACCAAACGCCAATGTCGGTCCATAGCAGCGCCTGCTGAGCGGCCTGAATAGCGCCAACAATCCTTGAGCCTTTGGGTATGCGGTAGGAACCAGCCTGATTAATAACGGTGGCAATCCAGTCGTTATAATTACTGACATCGCACCACCGGACAAGCAGCGGATCTTGGATGCCCGTAAATGTCGATCCAAAAGCGATGATCTGGCGCTGAGGCATGGCCACGAAGATGCCGCTATTAACCGGAGGTGCCTGCGGAATGACAGTCGCCTGAGGGTTCGAGTCAGTTGGGTCCCATTCATAAATAGGCTGAAACTGCGGGGATTGCTCATATGTTGGGCAGGCAAGAAGGATTTCACCCCAGTTATCAAGGCTCCAATCATCCGCATTAATTGCGGTCCCGGTGCTGGGGGCAACAGCGGTACCGGTTCCGTACCCTCCGCTTCCATAGGTCCCAACGCCATATCCGGTGCCCGATGAAATAGCGCCAACGCCAAAGTTATAAATAAAGTGGGCTTGGTTGCCGTTTAAATAGCCGGTCGTGGTTGATGTCGGGAGCGTCAGCGCGTTAATCGTAAATTGGCTGCTGCTAATGACGGATTCAACGACAAAATCGCCATAAAATGTAGTGCCGCCAACCGTTGTAGACATGAGCACAGGGAAGGTGCTGCCCGGCAAGTAACCATGATTGGCCAATGTGACTGTAACAGAGGCTGCCCCAGATACAACGGAGAAAAGCGGAAGCGTTGTGGTCGTTGATGTTGATGTGGCTGGGAGCGGCGAACCAAGGCTATCCAGCGCCTGCACAGAATAAGATGTGGCCCCAAGGTACCCGTCAGGATCGCACTGATACAGACCAAACAGAATAAGGCCGCCAACCGATATTTGCGTTGCGATGTAGACCGTATTGTACTGTGTTATGCCCGTGGTGGTCGCGTCTGTAATAATGACGAAGCTGCTTCCAGACGTGGATGAGGCCGCTGCCGTGACGTTATCTGAGGTTGAGCGCGGCGTGATGTCATCAGCAACGCCATTTGTGATTACGCCAAGCTGGGCAGATCCGGTAACGCCCACCTCTTCTGTACCGTAAGCAAGGTGCTTGTTTGCCAGCGTATCCTGCCAAGCCCACAGAGCGCGGGTGATGGCAGGCGTTGTGTTGGGGTAATATTTAGTCCATCCACCAAGCTTCTGGACCAACGCGCCCTGCTGCCGATCAGGGATAAAGCGGACAAGTTCGCTGACTGAAATACCAGCCTCATTTAGGGCCGGTGTTTCATTTTGATCGACGCCGGGGCGTAGCTTCAAACTGGCGTGAGGCATGAAGCGCTACCTTGTTGGAGTGGCCGCAACGGGAGGCGACATGGATGACCAAGCGGATGCGCTGAACTTTTTGCGCCCCTCTTCGACCGCAGCCCCCTTTAGCAGGTTCTGATACTGCAATTCATAAGTTGGCCCCATGGCAGGGTCGTTAGACGCCTGACCAAAGTTGCGCTGGAATTGGGAAATATAAATCAGCGACGCTTGGATCAAAAGGTCCGGGAAATATGTGCTGATAAAGGTTGTGCCGGTGTTGGCCAAAGGCGTTGTCGCGTTTTCGTATAGCGTTGGCAGGCGCACCGTGCCGGTCACTTCTACGGTGTAAGCGGCGTCAGGATATGGCCCCACAATAATATTGTTGTAAGTTTCGCCGCCAGTGGAGAGGTCGCCACCAAACATGGCAAAAAGCTTTGGCTGAGCCCTGCTGGCGGTAGCCGAAGATCCATACACATTTTGCAGATATTCTTTTGTGGCAGGAAGGAGTGGGTATGTCACCCCGTCCACGCTCAGGGCAATTGTTTGCACGGTGACAAAATCATACGCCCCAATCTGCAATTTGTTATCGCCAATGGTCAGGGTGTAGGGACGCGATGTTTGCGATGGGAGGAGGTCCAAATCGCGCTGGATGCGCAGTTCCGCATAGTTGAGCATTTGGGGGATGATGTCGTTAAATGAAGTATCAACCCCCACGACAACACCAGCGGTGGTTTGCACATTAACAACGGCCATGGTGGCGACCTGCGTCACATAGCCATTATAGGTGAGTGGTGTTGTCTGAGGTGTTGCTGGCATGGCATCCTGCTGCAATAAAAATGATTGCGGCGTTCTACCAAATATAGAGTCAATGTTCTAGTGCTGATAATAAATCGGCATTTTTAGTCATGAGCCTTAGGTTTTCCAGCAATCGCTCATCATCTGGGGCATGCTGGATCGCCAGTTCGCACTGCTCAATTGCCACCTCTTTCATGCCAAGATACCAAGCTGCGATGCTGGCATAGTCATGCGGCTTCGCTCCCCACACCTCAGGATCGACCGTGTAGACCAGTTCGCGGTCCTTGATGGCCAGTGCAGACAGCGCAGCGCCATAGCATTCAGCCCACATGTGCCGTTCATAGGCCAGCTTAGCAATCTCGACCCAAGGTTCGCGGGTGTTTGGCGCTTCCACCATGCCCATGCGCGCAGCGCGCATAGCGTTGTCCCAGTCGCCCAATTCAGAATAGCAGCGCGACATTACCCTGTACGCATAGCAGCGCTCATTCGCCCAACTGGCACCCGGCAACGCCAGATACCGATTGCATTCATCAATGGCCTTTTGCCACTGCCCATGGAACGATAATTCGCGGGCATAATAAAACGCGTTGCGTGGATCGTGCGGGTCTTCTTTGACCGACATTTCCAACAGCGGCAGATACTGGCCACGGCTCTTGGTATTGTCCGGCTTATGCACCACCAGCAGCATATCTGTCTGGGCGTACTTTTCATCGATCAGATAAGGCACCGGATATTCATGGCATGGGTGAACCCAGCGATAGCCATGACGCGCATGAATTTTTTCGTAAAAGAACGCGATTCCGGCACCCCAGTCGAATTTATATCGCAGGCGGGTGGTGTCTTCCGCCCACACGCGCTCAATTTCCTCACGCCAACCGGGCTGGAGTTCTTCGTCCAGATCAAGGCTGACGCAGATGTCTATGTCTTTTGGGATAAGGGCCAGCGCAGCATTGCGCGCATCGTCAAAGCGCCATGGTGTGATGCAAATTGGCAACACCTTTGCGCCATGCTTCTTGGCAAGCTTGACGGTATTGTCGGTTGACCCAGTGTCAGCAATCAGGATTAGGTCTGCATCGCTGGCCGATTTGCAGAACCGCTCAACAAACATCTCCTCATTTTTGGAGATGGCATAAACGCATATTTTCATCGCAATATATAATCCATAAAATAGTGGTCGCCCCGTTTATAGAGGCGACCCATAGCGTTATCAAATTTTTTAAAGTGTGGATGGTGCCCACGGCAGTGGAGGGGTCACCACAGGTGGGTCAATCTGGTCGGCAATCTGCTGGGCTACATTGGCCTCATATGCAGCAACCTGCTCAGCGCCCATAGCAGCTTGCACCCAGCCAATGACCTGCGCTTCGGTCAGGTCTTCATATGGCGTAAAAGGTGCGTCAGGATCAATGGTCACGCCCTGAGAGCCATATACGCTCCCCACATATGTGCCGTCCGTTCCGGTCAATGTCCAATGTACGGTGAAGACCACATCGGTCTCGCCGTCGTATTCTGGATAGGCGTCCATCTGTTGTACGCCCCAAGTGTTCGTGATGGTCATCATTCGGTTCCTTCTGTTATCTCTACCCAAGCCAGTGTGGCTTCGTCCCAGTAATATGGTTTGCCGTCATCCGGCTTTGGTGTGGGTGCATCCCACAGGCAAGTGTCTTCATCAAGTAGCCACGACGAAAATGGCGATGGCGGGATAAACGCATCGCGCTCTGCGTCATAGGTGTAGCCAATCCCCGCATAGTTCTTACGCAGCGGACGCCCTTCGGGGTGCTGGCCTCCATGCGTGTTGTAAGATGTCTGGATGAAAAGCGCAGGGTCGCCAAAAAGGCCCGTGTCGATAACGTCCTGCTCAATGACAAGCACTTCTGCGACGATGCCGTCGATAACTTTGGCAAAGTGGCTCACGCCGTGTAACTCCCCGATGAGTTAAATTGCATAATAGTGTTTGAGCCGCTGGTCGTGACCGT